ATTTGGCAATTATAACAATCGATTATACGGTGTGGTCCCGGAAGTCAATAACTCTACATGAAGGATTGATTCACGACATCAACGATCCGGCTAATAAAACCTATAATAACCGGATCATTGGGCGTCTATCTGCTAAGCCACCACAGGGAGATTTAATAAAGGAGTATTTCGTTGCCTTCAATGTGCATGATATAAATGAAATCGGAGTAATTGCTATGCGTAATGCTAATTTCGTAAAAATTGAATCACCATATGTGAATATGGATGAACTAACACTGGAAAGCACCACTCCTACATATGACCATTTAACGACTACTGTTTATCTCAAATCACCAGATAATGGTAAAGATATTAACAATGCGTTTCACAACATACGTAGTTATATATTGGCATATTCACAGGTTGCGGTGATGCGCAGAATACAACAAATACAACAAATAGATTCTGGGTGTTTGGTCGCCATTCATTGTGATGCGATATATACTACCTGTGATCCCAACAGTATTAAAACATATCGTGATTGGGATCTGACATATGATAATCTACCTAGCCACTTTAAAATACCTTCAGATGGCTTAGGGACCCTTAATTTCCATGAGTCGGCACCAGCGCGCATAGTGAAGACAGTGTGGGATACCAAAACGTGGATATCCACAACAACTATATCCCTGCCTCACGGTGAAAAAGAAATCATCATGCCCGAAGTGGTGGCACCATATTCCTTATTCGCCGATAATATATCACAATTCACATTATCGGTTGGACCCCCAGGATGTGGCAAGTCGCGCGCATTCCTTATGTATCCTGATCCAAGCACAGTATTCCTAACACCCACAAACTTATTAATGTTTAATCACTGTTTCAATAGTAAGTATCCATACATGAAAACAATGACAACCTATTTCAAGTTCTTCGGATTTATGGTAAAGAACCCAACATGGCGCCAACGTGTGGTTTCCAATGTGGTTATTGATGAGGCAACAATGATCCCGAGGGGGACATTTAAGAAGATTGTGGACATTTGCCAGACATACCATATGAATCTTCACATATTGGGTGATTTCAATGTGAGGTCCATAAATGGAAAATTAGAGCAAACGACGGATAGATTAATTGGGCAAATGTCGCCCTTCTCAATGAATGGGACAGTTCGCGCCGCTGACTTTAAGTTAGTAAAGACAGATAATGGCAATTGGGCTATTCCAGTGCGTCCCATGTCAGCCGTGGTATCAATGTATGATGAAAAGGCACCCTCAAAGATTGGTATTAACTTATCTGCCTCAGACCTAACATTTGCACCCAATGATAAAGGTGTAGCCATTCAGACACTCAGTCATTCATTCATTAATAGAGTATCAAAACATATCGACCCCTCAATAACGATAAATGACATAAGCGGGTTTAGCACATCCACCAATTGGGACCCTAATAATCGCAGACAGACTATCACCGAGTCAGCATTTCTGGATAGTCTCCGGACATTGAGCGTCGATGATCAGATAGCACATGTGATTAATTACATGATATCAAATGGTCTCAATAAAAACATCATACAGGCTGAGGATGTGGTTAATCAATATGCGCTAGATGATAATGGGATAGTATCAGTGCATACTCGGGGGCTCATATTCAATCAGCAACTAACCACGCAGAATATGCATGCAACAATAAAGTTTGAGGGTGGATTACCAATTGATGTGTCATATGATCCACACTATGACATAAATGATAGATCATTAAAGGTACGCGTTGTTCGCCCAAGTAAGACCTTGGACAAAATATGCGGTGCTAAATATCACCTACCAAAGGGATATATAATAACACTTATAGGTGAAAGTGCACAAGCCGCCCTCCCCTTAACATACTTTAGGAGTAAATGCTTGGGTGAAGAACTACCTAAGGGTGCAATATTTGAGGCTGGATACTTCGTAGCCATTGATTCGGCGCAGGGAGCAACATATGAGAATAAGGTATTCGTAGATCTGGAAAAATGTGCGCGTGATAATGCATTCTACACAAGCATTACAAGAGTCCGTGAGTTAAAGAACCTATATCTGATTATGTTTGGCGAATGCTCACGCGCGGATGATGGAATTAATGATGCTCTGTTTCCACCTGAGTATTGGGAGGCGGACCCTGAGATTCCCGAGGAGGCAGAGGAGGAGGAGGATCAATATTGATCGGCTCGGGCTCCTTTTTTATGAGTCGTTCATGATGTTCTTGTTGTCCCTTTAGCATTTTTTTCAATACGCTTTTGCGCATTCTCATATTTCTATTACGTTCATTGACACTACAAGATGAACACACGTTGTATATGTGCGAAAGTGATGGATTACCACATAATGGGCAACGTCTCATTGGTTCATTTTTTCGATGAAGACCACAGCCTTCCTCATACCAGCAATGCCTACCACATACATCACCTGTCGTCTTCACATGTTTGCAAATATAAGGTGCAATAAATTTTTCCATAATATATAATATAATATACATAATGTCTTTAGCAAACACACTCGGACAACCCACAGACAGTGGAACCGTTCCATATAATCCACTAGTTAGTTTATCAGCGAATATTATGACTTCACCCACCAGTCAAACAATCAATTTCACAGGTGGAACAGTGTTGACTGTTGATTCTGAACTATTGACTGTGTTCTCATTACCATTAGACATCAATTATCAATATCAGGGATCAATAATGATTCAAGGTTCAGATGGTATATATCCGGTAGCGTTTAATGTGCAAGCAGTATTTATATACTACTATCGTGGCTTATGGGTGGTCGTTAATTCATCAATCACCACAATAGGATTCAATAATTATGATAAGGCATACCTATCATTGAACATAAGTGGCAACACATTTCGCGCGCAGGTATCGGGGGGTCCCGATGTGAATCCACCTCATGAGGGGCAAGCAGACCCACCACCACACTTCACACAATGGAGCGGTAATATGACATATTCATTCATAAATACATTCCGTCCAAGACAGCAAGTCAAAGAGATACCACCACCGCTCCCTCGGATAGATGTTCCGTTATCCAAGTATGTCGAGGGTCCAGTAAGAAACCCACAAACACGGCAAGAGGTGGCGAGGGTAATTTACGAAATGTCCCCAACATCTTGGGGATGGTAATTAATTAATTATGAAATTAATTTTCCTTTTTTGATGTCAATATATACATCAAAAATGTCAGGTTATTATCATAAGAAATTAACGAGGGGTAGGGGTGAGGGTGAGGGTATTTTCGCTGGAGGTCGTGGTCCAAGTAATAGTCCATGGATAGAATTTGTTAAAACGCACCATGTTAAGGGTCAGCCATTGGACCTTAAGGGACTTGCCGCAATGTATCATGCGCAAGGTTCAGGTATTCTCGGGGGCTGGGCAAAGGGATCTAAGAGACCAACTGGGTATTCCAAGACAAAGTATCATACAGTAGAGGCTGAATTCAAGAAATGGTGGGGTGAAAATATTGGTGCACGCAGACGTGGTCCAAATAACATGACTGGTCCTGAGACATGGCGCGCGATGACACCACAGGAGCGCTTCGAATGGACAGCATCAAGCCCACTGCCCGTATTCAGCGAAGGAGTAAGAACGAGAAAGGCAAAAAGACCAGTTCGTAAATATATCCCCGTGGCTGATTTGACACCGGAGCAACGAGCCGCACGTCGTAGAAGGGCAAATGCATACCGCGCCAATCGTAAGGTTGAACATGTGGTTGATCAATTAATTGGTTAATCAATTAATTGTTTCACAACAATTAATTATTTTTTTGTATTAATATAGACGCTCGAATGGAATATTCTCCTCAATTATTGATTGGTGAGCCACTCACAAAGCATGATATTCCTATCTGCGAGGTGCGTAATGGTGCAGAGAATGGGCTCGTAATCTATCTGAATACGCAAATGGACCCTCCTACTACCAAGTCTGCGAGGCAAAAGTTCATGCAAAAACAATCGTTAATACAAAAGGTGAAGGAATTCAAAATAGAAGATGAAGGGATAATGTTCCCAATACCGAAACCAGATGGAGCCGCACACATATACATATTTGGACCTACTGAGTGTGGGAAAAGTGTGTTTTGCTCATTCTACGCACATGAATACGAAGAACTATATCCAAATAACCTTATATATCTAGTATCCGATATTGCAGAAGATCCGATACTAGATAAACTTCATAATTTGCGTCGTGTGACATTTGACGAGATAATGAATGGTGAGGCATCCCCCGAAACTCTCCCAGATTCACTCATAATATTTGATGATGTTGATGCTATTGTTAATAAGGCAGCCGGTGTCGCCGTTGAAGCACTGCGTGATTCACTGCTGACTAAAGGTAGGCACTATGGAATATCGGTAGTCTGCACATCACATAAGGGATTAGGTGGTCCTCACTCTCGTGTTGCCATAAATGAAGCAACGGCATTCGTATTCTTCCCCAAATGTGGAGGTTGGCATCATCCAGCGCGAGTTCTTCAAGAGTATGTAGGACTCAATCACCAAGCGATAGAGCGAATACATCAACTGCCCAGTAGATGGGTAATGGTATGCCAGCGCGCACCTAATTACGTTCTATATGAGAAAGGAATTTATCTGCTATAACCACATAAGGCTCAATTTTTGATAAAATATACTAGTGATAATATACGATGCAAGAAATCATTGATAGGTTTGAAATACCAATATCGTTTAGTGCTGAAAACATACTCACACTCGTGCAACATGAAGCGAATCTCGTTACCCACCCAGAGATTGCCAGATATCGAACAGTAGATGATTTATTGGGTAAGTGGGGCGCATGTATCATATTATACATCACGCGCGAGGGTGATACACCGCATTCTATTTATGGTCATTGGTGCGCTATCTTCCGCAATACATCGAATGGCATGCTGACTTACTTTGACCCATATGGGAAACCCATTGACTCAACAATATTATATATGTCTCCCAAGGTCATTCAAGAGTTCGGGCAGGTTCCAGAGTTGATACATTTGCTCGAACGTAGTCCCTCAGAGCCAATAGATATCAATAAATATGACATGCAGATAAGGGAGCGCGGTGTTAGCACATGTGGAAGACACACTGGGCTTCGCATACAGTTTCGACACATGAATAACGCAGAATATGCGCGATGCATGCGACCATTTAAGGGACTAACGACCGATGAATTGGCGACGCTTATGACCTGTTTCATTTAATGGTTGAATTAATTATATTTTTTCATAATATAAGATGTCCAAACTTACGACAACAACGACGGTGAATCATACCAATGATCATATCTACTATAATATCAGGATGCACAACCCACAATATAATCCTGATGGCACGATTAACACCACCCCGATGATCGCGCAGTATAACGAAATCCGTAATCCTCCACTTCTTGAAAAGTGCAGTGATTGGTCGTTATCCATAATGAATTTTAAAGTCCCCGCGTCATGTATTCCATTAATATACATACCAATTACGCCAAATACGGTAGGGAATAATAATCTCACTGAGTATCAAGTCATGGTATCATATCAAGGGAACAATTTCGCGACTCCATTAATATGGATACCACAGACGTCAGCGATCCCACAGATTACCGCAGTTAATGGTGCATTATTTACACAACCCATAGATGACCCATATTATTATGACTTCTCATATCAGAATGTGGTTGATATGGTGAATAATGCGCTTGAGGTAATATTCACAGCACACAGTACCGCACTTCCAACAGTAGCATATATTCCTTACATGTCGTATTCAGCACAGACTGGGTTATTCTCCCTTACTGGGACAGCATCATTGAATACTGATGAAGACCCAACCAATGCAAATAATACCATGATATACTTCAATGCTCCACTCTCATCAATATTTAGCGGATTTGAATATTATCAGAATACCATTAGTGGGCAGGTATGGAAGGGAATACTCATAAGAAATACCAAGAATAATATCATTGAATCAACCACAGAATATCCTGCGCGAAGTTATATTATGACTGCTGAGTTCTTCGGAGATGACGCCATGGAATCACTCGAGCGCATAGTATTTACATCAGGGTCGATTCCAGTTAGAACAGAAGCGGAAGGTGGCACGGGCTCTGGTGTGTCATCGAATGTCCTTGGCATAGTTAAGGACTTTATTCCTGCAACATCCACAGCCAACGGTCAATATAGGAGTTCATTCATTAATTACGTTCAATCTGAGTTCATACGTAGTGATCTCGTGGGTGATCAGCCACTATCAAGCGTTCAACTCGGTGTTCATTGGGCAGATTCACTTGGTGTCATACGTCATATTTTAATAGATCCAAACAACCAACTGACCATCAAAGTGCTATTTGAGCGCATTAATAAAACCACAAGGTAAAATAATTAATTAACCAATTATTTATTTTTTTTCCTTCCCAATATACAACCATCATCACAATCAAACTATGTCAGGCAAAAATATTATGAAGGTTTTGGATCCACGCATGCAGTTTTCCACTGGGCGCGAGTTCCTCGCTCTTCGTGGTGCATCAACTATCATGGCCGTGCAAATCCAGCAATCAACACCATCAAACAATAGCATAAATATCACATGCAACCCCCCAAGTAATAGGATAGCACTTGCGCGCGAAGTGTTTCTACATCTCAATGTTAACATTACCTTAAACGCACTGGGTGGAACGAACACTACTAATCCTGCACTTCCATTGATGATTCCCGGTCAATTCGGACCCCGCGCATATCCTATTGCATCCGTTATTGCCAATGAAACTATAACATTAAATGGAACATCGCTTGCAGTGAATAATGGTCTTCAGTTCTGGAAGGCACTCCTTCATGAAAATGCTGATATTGATGTCCGCCAGCGCGATTATTCTATAACACCATCAATGATGGATAACTCAGGAGATTACCTAACCGGTGCAGCAGCAACTAGTAGTACCCGCAATCCACTTGGAAGTTGGGACTCGTCATATGAAGATACTCGCGCGGCTTACACTGGGTTTAATATTACATCGAACGTAGCCGGCGCTACAGCAGCCACCGCTACTCTTGATTGTTATGAGCCTGTTCGCATTGATCCCTTACAGTTCGGGAGATTGGCTTATCGTGATAGTGCGATGATTGGAATGAATACCATGACATATGCAGCTACACTCAACAATCTAAATCGTATGGTTTCGATGGCATACATTACCCAGAGCGGATCATCCACAGGAACATATACCATTGGATCAGTCCAAGTAAATATTGTCCAAGCCGAGTTATTGTTCTTGAACATGACTCCATCCGAAGATATTCCGCTGCCAATATCAACTACCTACCCATATGGATTCATTCTAGATAATTCTTATACTTATCCTAACTCCATAGCACCGGGTGCTCTCGCAACGATGACACTTAGCAACATATCATTTGGATCAATTCCGCGCAAGATGTTCATCTTCGTGCCAGTCCAGCCCGAATCTATTATTAATACATCTGCACCTATTTCATGTACAGTTCCTGATACCTTCCTCTCGCTCTATAATTCAAGTAATCCCGATTTCCATCCACTCAATGTTACATTTGATGCACGTCCCAACTTTCAAGGACACACTGCGATTGATCTCTATAAGATGTGCCAGAAGAACGGATTATCTCTATCATGGAATGAGTGGGCAACAATGCCAGCAAATGCGCCAAATTCTACTGGAGTCGGATCAATACTTGTCCTTAACTTCGGAGATGATATAACATTGGGACCAGATCAAGCCCCCGGGTGTCTCGGACAATATCAATTCTCAGCTACAATAACATTCAAGAACACAACACAACATGTTCTTCCATCTGCGACCTTGCACTATACAGCAATAATGGATGGATCTATTCATAATGAGGATGGACACCTTGAGGCAACTACTGGAGATTTAACAAGGGAGGAGATTGCGAAATTGGAGGTCAATCCACATATCAAGTTCATCGAACATGAAACAGTGCTCGGTGGTGGTAATTTCTGGGGGAGTGTTAAGGACGCATGGGCTAAGGTTAGGGGGTTCATCAAGAATAACCACCTGATAAGTGCTGTTACACCAATGATAAGTAAGGCACTGACTGGAGTTAATCCGGCGTTTGGTCCCATTGTGGATGCAATCGGCACCCAAATCAAGAAGAACGGATATGGAACATACGCGGGGGGTGGACGTCGTGGTAAATCACGTCGCGCGCGCATTGAAGGAGGAGGTGAAGTCGATGAATACCCAGATAATGTATTCGATGACTAAAAAAAGAGCCACTATCAATTAGAAACCAATAATAAATGATATTGGCATTTTTTCCTTAGTTCTGGGATTGGTCCCCATGACCATCTTAATGCGCATATATGCGAAGTAATCAGGGTCAATTTGCCTAAATCGATAGGTATCTGGTTTTTCATCAAAATCATCAGATAATAAATAATGCTTAGTGAGCCACTCGCGTGCCTCTTGGGCAGTCCATAGATATTTTGGGAATACGACTGATTGAATATGAGACATATATTAGTCTAATTATTTTTAGTCAATTCTATATGATATTGTTATGTTGTTCCATTGTATGTTATCCGAAACATTGTATGTGTTGGTGCTCATGGGAAAGATGTTAATGATGCCGCCTGTGTTAATTGATATGATACCACTTATGAACCCAGGACCACTAAGCGCACCCACTGGGATAATATTGTAATATGTGTTGCTCGTGGGACGATAACCTGACACTAATAGAGACTGTGCAGTAATAGGGCTTAGGGTATCACAACTATAAGCGTTAGATGTCGGCAGTGTTAAGGTGATAACATTATTCAATTTGGTTAGCTTGATGGTGAATGGACCT